CGCTCTATATAACTCAGAAACACGTTGTACAGAATTACAATAAATAATACATTGAGAGACAGAAATCATCGAAAAAAGGTCTTTCAATGTATCAAATTTCATATTATCATTATGAAGAGCGATATAATATTGTTTAATACATTCTAATGTCAACTCCTCCGCTTTCATCGTAATATTCACTGGATTACGCATGAATTTTGTCGATAGTTCTAAAATATTATCGGGTAGTGTTGCAGTAAATAATGCAACTTGAACTGTACTAGGTAACATCTGGAAAATATTATATATCTGCTCTTTGAATCCCCTTGAAAGCATTTCGTCTGCCTCGTCTAAAACAAATACTTTAATATCGTGAGTAGATAGATATTTACGGTAAATCATATCGTAAACACGCCCCGCTGATCCGACAATGACATGGGGGCACGATTCTTTATCATTTAATTCTTCGCGATCTGTTTGGATCGATGTACCACCCGTAAGCGTTTTCACACGGATATTCATCATTGAACCTAGTGCCTTTACAACATTTGCAGTCTGACGAACGAGTTCATGAGTAGGTGAAATAATAAGGACTTGAACCATATTTGTTAATATATCGACACGACTAAGAGCGCCAATGGTAAAAGATCCAGTTTTTCCCATTCCGCTCTGTGCTTGTGCAATAATATCATGACCTTGACTCATTGGTGGAATGGATTTCTTTTGGATTTCACTGGGATTCTCAAAACCATAACCATATATACCACGAAGAAGATCCTCGGGTATATTTAATTCATCCCATCTTTGAATCTGTGGTTCTGATTCTTCTATTTTTGTTTCTTCATTTATATTATTATCATTTAACATATCCATATCCATGATATAATATTATTATATTATCATATGTTTAACTTGTTTTATACTTTTTATATTCTACTAAGCGATAAATTTATTCCAATATATTCAAGTGATATAGGAATTCATTTTTTTTCGATAATTATATGGATTATGATAGAACCGAATATGGGTATCCTGTATTGAATATATATGGATTTCTCTCAAATATAGTATCTATTCTTATATAAACCATATAAAATTATTATGTTTTACTATATTAATAATATCGATTATTATTAATCTCTTTGAAAATGACAACAACATACTATTCTCTGAATGATTTTAATACGATTACATTCGATAATACATATATATTATCAACGGATGTTTTAAAAATCATTCATGATTTAAATCTTAAATTTGGGTCATCAAATGAGAGAAATATAACGGAGAGAAATATAAATGATAGAAATACTCCCCAATATGATCGTCAACGTAATCGTAATAAAAAACAAAGTACGGTTTTCTCTACAGATGGAAGATCGGAAGAGGCATGGGAAACTCTGCGATCATTTAAAGCAACTGTAGTTGAAAAAAAAACGGATGGTATTGAGAAAACGATTAATGATATCCGTATCTGCTTGAATAAAATCTCTCAAAAAAATTATGATTCTATTTTAGCACTTATCTTAGATCTTGTTTTGGAAACACAGAATAAAATTACAGATTCATCGACAGAAAATAATGAGGAATCTATGAAAAAAGTAGCAAATTATATTTTTGAAATTGCTAGTACGAATAAATTTTTCAGTGAAATTTACGCCTCCCTTTATAAAGAATTAACGACCCGATACGATATTTTCCAAAATATTCTCTCTGATTTCGTTGCTACTTTTACGGATAGAATCAAGGATATTCAATATGTCGATCAGAATAAGGATTATGATGCATTCTGTGCGAATAATAAAATAAACGATGCGCGTAAAGCGACTGGTGTGTTTATCGTAAATTTAGTGAAAAATGGGGTTCTTCCAAAATTCGATTTATTAAATCTAATCAATTCTGTTATAGATATTGTTTTAGAATATATCGAAATACCAGATAAAGTGAACCAAGTAGAAGAAATCACCGAAAATGTGTTTTTGTTAGTTTCCGAAAGTAGTTTCTTTATGAAACATATGGATGAATGGAATATTATTTTAGAAAAGATAAAATTAATCTCTCAAATGAAGGCTAAAGAAAAGAGTAGTTTATCCAGTCGTGCTGTTTTTAAATATATGGATATTATGGATAAAATAAAGATAAAATAATAAAAAAGATAAAAACAACCGAATATTTATATTATCATTATATAGATAATATATTTTATTAATAGTATCCATGACTTCTAAAGAAAAAATGAAATCTAGGGGTATTTATTTTGAACAATCGAGAGATTTGGACGAAATGGATATTGGATATGAATCAAATTTATATGAAATTACTATTTTCGGACGAATTCATACGATCGCTATTGGAAAACATCGTAAAGTACCAGATATAAGACATGGCTACTATATTCCAGTATATTTAATTTATAAAGGCCGTGTTAAATCGCAAATCGGTGCATTCCAATTCGAAAGTGCTGAAAAATCGGAAAAAGCACAAATCCAGCCGTTTTTAGATAAAGAGGGTGAATTTGATTTAAACCGATTTTCGGATTTAATCCTCTATCATTTCGCCGACGATGCCTTTTTTTACGATACCCATTCAGAAATGACTCCAGCAGAAATCGGAGAAATTGAATCTGAATATATATCTGAACAAGTCGAAAAATCAAAAAATACTGATAAATCAACAGAAGAAGAAGATTTATCAGAAGAATCAGGTGCTCTTGTACTAACAGAATCTGATTTAAAAAAACAAGAACAAAAAAATAGAAATAAATCGTCCAGTTTAAAATCCGCGGATATTCTTTTACGATCGGGTATTTTCGAACATGATACTACGCGAAAAGCACCAGAGACACTTTTAGAAGAAACAAAAGATCAAGCATCTAATTTAAGAAAGGAATATCAAAAAGGCAGTCATAAAACATCCGCACCTTGGATCGAGAAATTTATGCAAAATCGCGAATTTAATATTATCGAAACTAGCGATAATGGAGATTGTCTATTTGATTCAATTCGAGTGGCTTTCTCTCAAATTGGATATATAACTACAATTGATAAATTACGATCGATCTTAGTAAGTGAATTAACAGATGAACAATATGAATTATATCGTACACTCTATTTAAATACGGTATTAGAAAAGGAAGAGATTGAGAGACGTATGAAAACAATTGTAAAAACAGTGGATGATTTTAAGAAACGTCTGGCGAAAACCGTGGATAAATCGGATCGCGATAAATTAATTAAATCCGCAAAAGCAGTTGAAACAGAATATAAAGGTCTAAAAGGGAATCTTTCATTTACGAAAGAAATGTTAGAAGATGTTGATTTTATGAAAGGTATTGATACAATTGATGGATTACGCGAGTTTATAAAAACACCATCTTTCTGGGCAGATGCATGGGCTATCTCTATCCTAGAAGAAAAATTAAATATAAAACTCATGATATTTTCCGAAAAATCGTATGATACTGGTGATCTGAATAATGTATTTCATTGCGGTAACGAATCATCGGATGAACAACTTCCTACACCAAATCATTATATAATGGTTACTTATTCAGGAAAACATTATCGAATCATTTCTTATAAAAATAAATATATTTTTAAATTCTCGGAAATTCCATATGATGTAAAAGTACAAGTAGTGATTAAATGTTTAGAGAAAAATTCGGGTGCGTTTTATAAAATCCAAGATTTCCGTAATTTTAAATCGAAATTAGGCCTTCCTGCTGAGGAAGGGTCTCGTGATTCTGTTGAAGAATTAGATCAAGAAAACGAATCGAAATACGATAAAGACGTAGTATTTATGTATTATAATCGATCAAATGGTGTTCCAAAGGCCGGAAAAGGATCTGGAGAGAAGATACCAGAAAAATCTGTTTTGGAATATGCGGAATTAAATAAACCGGAATCTAAAGATTGGCGTAAAAAACTCGATGACTATTGGACAGCGGAATTTACAGTGGATTCTCAAAAATGGAATTCGGTAGAACATTATTATCAGGCGGCGAAATTTAAGAAACAGAACCCGGATTTTACAAAACTATTTTCTCTCGATTCCGATTCGGAAATTTCAAAAGATATAGATAAAGCGAGAGAAGCCGGATCAAAACCATCAAATAAACTACGTCCTGCAAATGTGAAAATCGATGCGGATTTTTATGGTGGTAGAAATGATATCGAGAGAGAACGGGCTGTATTCGCGAAATTCTCTCAAAATGTAGATTTAAGAAATATATTGGTCGCAACAAAATCCGCAAAGTTAATGAAATATATTGCAAAATCACCTGCACAAACAGATTTTATATTAATGCGTGTTCGTGCGAAACTAATGGAAGAAAAATCTTCTGATATGTAAATAATTACCAATCATCAAATCCTGAAACGCGGCCTTTAAGACCTACGGATGAAAAAGGACCAGAGTTATTTTCAGGTGATAATCTTCGTGTGACTGTTTTAGATTTTCCACGTCCTGGACTACTTACAGATGAAAAAGGACCAGAGTCATCTTCAGGTGTTAATCTTCGTGTGACTTTTTTAGAATCAGTTTTGTGTGTTTTTCTGCGTCCACTAGTGGGGGATTCTTCTGGAGATACTCGTCTAGTTGTTTTTCTCTTTTTAACTGATTCTTTTTGACTAAATGGACTACTATCTTGAGGTGTTGGTAATAAATCATCAGCTAATGAAATAGTTCGCTGTATTTTTTTCTGTATTTGTTGCATTTTTTTACCAGTAATCATACTACCATCACTTTCATAAATAGCACTACATGTACAATCTAAAAAATTTAAAACATGACGTGGGTATTTTTCATGTAATTTATCTATAATATATTCAAACTCAAATGCATTTTTTCTGTATATTGGATTATATGATGTACTTTCATTAAAAAGTGTAGGATTAGTTCTTATAAAATCTTCATTCGTTTCTAAATCCCATACTCCAAATATATCTTCTTCAATATGAGGATCTTTACCAAAGTTCATGACTTTTCCTTGAAATAAATTTCTTTGAATACCACACCCTTTTTTACTATCATAAACATTACCTGTGTTTTTTTTTGAAAAAAATCCGATCCAGTTATCTGCGCAATATTTACTACCTAATACTTTTTCTTGGAAATGTTTACTTCTTCTCCAAAAAGTTGCTAAACTCGTATCCTTACCTATTTTCGCGTGTAAATAATTATAACTTCTTGTTCTTAAATCGAATAATCCACTTGGTGAATAAGAACATGTTGCTGCAGGTGGGGCGAATG